GGTGTTATTAAAAGAGGAGCAAAAAATGGCAAAAAATAAAACAGTAAATACTCCAAAAAGATTAGTGGTTGTACAAAATGCAACAACTGTTGACTCTGGTAAAATGCAAATAGTTAGAGGTAAGGCTAGAGGTGGCGGTGCTGCTAAAAAAGGTCTTGGCTATAACGTAAGCCCTAACTAATGGCAGGTCTCGGCATAGCACTTCGTGGTTTTGGTAAAGCTTTAAAAAAGTTTTCAAAAAGTAAACAACGTGTTAAAGATTTTAAAAAAGGTGCAATAGCTGGTGGAGCAGCAACCCTGACAGGTAATGTTTTAGGTGCTGTAATTTTATCTAAGTCTAAGAAAAAGAAATCTAAATAATGAGCGTTGTCGGCATAGCATTAAGAGGGTTTGGTAAGGCATTAAAAAAAGGCGTTGGCAAAGTAGGTAAAATGTCTGATAAAACTGCAGGGACTGTAGGTATGGTAGGAACTGTAGGTGCAGTTGTTGGTGGTGCTGAAGCCATTAAACGTAAAAATAAAAAAGCTAGATCTGCTAAAAATTCAAAAAAAGCTACAGATTTAAAAGTTAAAGAATAATACTAAGTAATCCAACTTTTCAACTCATCACCCATAACTTGACTGGCTATGTCAACCTTGTTCTTCAAGGCAGTTAATATCTTTTCATCAACAGTTCCTTTACAAACAAAGTCAACATAAGTCACTTTATTCTTCTGTCCTATTCTATGGGCACGGTCTTCACTTTGTAGTCTTATCTCAAGATCATAATTGTTTGAAAAGTACACAACAGTGTGAGAGGCAGTAAGAGTGATTCCATATCCACCAGTCTTAGGGTTCGCGACAAGGTACGTGAGATCATGTCCTTTGTTCTGAAAATTTTCGACAAGATCCATCCGTACTTGATTATCTGTATCACCATAAAAAGCCGCAGTCGAAGTATCACCATATTTATCCTTTAGTTTTTGAGTTATTGTTTGGATATTATGTCTGTAGTTTGCCCATATAATTACTTTACCGTCAGACTCTTCTAGGACATTTAACAGTTCATCATATCTTTTATTAGGCACGTCATGGATTTCACCATCATCGTTGATAGTGAATCCACAACATACCTGGTGCAACTTAACAATCTGTGAGAGCCGGTTCACAGATGTGGTTGTATTGTCATTGAAAATAAACATTGCGTTTCTTCTCAATGATTCATAAGCTACAAGTTGTTTCTCACTCATAGTTACAAATCTTTTCTGATATACTTTATCGGGTAAGTCCGTGCACTCTTCTTTTTTGACACGGAAGGCATGTGTATATATCTTTTCTTCTAACTCTTCTAAACGTTGATAGCCTGTTATCAAAGGGAAGTGACGACCCCCTGATGTCGGTCTATTAATTATCTTTGCGTATCTAGCACGAAAAGCATAATAGTTCGACTGACCTAGTATCTTTGTATCTAAAAAAGCAAACTGAGTATAAATATCTAAAGGACTCTTTGTCACTGGCGTACCAGTTAAAATTCTTTTATATGCAATGTCTTTGGTGATCTTAATTAAATTCTTTGTTCGTTTGGCTGTAGGTGTTTTTATTGTAGTGCTTTCATCAACGATCATCATAGTTCTAGATAAATCTTTTCGAGATAAAAAAGCTGACAAATAATTCATACCTTTAGGTGTAGAAAGAGATTCGATGTTCATCAAAAAGACGTGTAGTTTTGATTCTCTACCAGCAACAAAAAACTTTTCTGTGGATAAGTTTTCTTTTGTGTAGGGATCTATCATAGAAGGATCCCATGTATTTACTTTATGACCATAGTCACCAGCTATAAATGTGTTAATCTCTTTCATCCAATTACGATACACGGACTTCGGAGCAAGGACCACGGCACACTCAACAATGTCTTTATTATTCAACAATAGTAAGTCTACTAATGCTGTCAGTGTTTTACCTGTTCCCATCTCCATAAGGTATGCATAGTTATGCATGTCTGTATTATGACATGATGCAACTGCATCTCGCTGATGCTTGAAAGGTTCCTTCAAAAAAATGTTAGCCATATAAAAATAATATATTGCATTTTGTTAGGATTTCAAGTATAACTTTTTTAACGAACAATAAAGTGCTTAGCTGGCACTTTTAGCTTGTGGCGGAACAACGTTTTTAACAGAGGCGTAACGCACAGGGATTGGGGAAGGATGGGCAAATGCCTGGTGGCCTCATAGCTGGTACAAGTAGGGTGGAGAAACAGTCTATCTGTGTCCTAAAAGTTGGAGGTGAGAAACTATCCCTCCCAAGCTGTTCGACAAAGGAGGTACTATGGCTAACGTAATTGACTTTGACAATCTTAAACAAGACGCTGGTGATTTAAGAAACTTACAAGACGGAGAGGTTTCTGAACTCAGTCAACTTATTCAAAAACAAATAAATTTAGAGTCTGAAATAGAAAATATGGAAGACACATTGAAAGAATTAAAAAGAGAAAAAGATGTTCTCTCTTCTGATACAATACCTGTCAAGATGCAGGAATTAGGTATTAATGAAACAACAATGGCTGACGGCAGTAAGGTTACTATAAAGGACGGCTTTCATTGTAGGATACCAAAAGCAAGAGAAGATGAAGCATTAGACTATTTAAGAAGCAATGATCTTGGTGATATAATCAAGAATCAAGTTTCAACAAGTTTCGGAACGGGTGAAGACAATATGGCTGGAGATTTAGCTGGATATATAGAACAGAACTTCGGTATCACCCCTGACGTGAAAAAATCAGTGCACCCCTCGACACTGAAGGCGACTCTTAAAAAGCGCCACGAAGAGGGACTAACGGACCCTGACGATCTCTTTGGGATCTTCATACGTCCAGAAACCAAAATAATAAAAGGAAAAAAATAATGAACGAACAAGCAACAACCAAGAAACAAGTAGCGGTTAAAAACTCTACTGCAGTTGCCGCACCCTCTATTGACTTATCGTTGGTAGCACAGGATGCGGGTCAAGGTCTATCAGAGGTAAATATGGATACAATCCAAATACCTTTTCTTAAAATTCTTAGCTCAATGTCTCCGCAGACTAAAAAGCAAAAGAAAGAATACGTAGACGGAGCAGAAGAGGGCATGATTTTCAACACTGTCACAGACGAATTGCATGGCGGTGCTGAAGGTATCAAGGTCGTACCATGTTACTTCGAACCCGTAGCACTAGAATGGACAAATAGAGGTGAAGGTTCAGTAGCCCCTATCGTGCATCCTGTGGATACTCCGCTCTGGGATAAAACACAAAAAGACGAGCTGGGTAAAGCTAGGCTTCCTCAGGGCACTTATCTAGAACGGACTCACAATCATTACTGCCTCCTTATTGACAGCCAAGGATTTACTAGCCAAGTCCTTATATCAATGAAGGTGAGTGGACTATCCAAATCCAGAAAATGGAATAGTCTTGTCATGGCTGCAAAGGTCAAGAATGGTGAGCAAGTTATCAATCCCCCAAGTTGGTATTACACATATAGTCTTACTACTAGACCGCAAACCAATGACAAAGGTGACTGGTACGGCTGGGATATTAAAAGGAGCGATCCTGTTTCAGCAGATGTCTATGCCGAAGGTAAAGCATTTCATGCGTCAGTGAAAAAAGGTGGCGTTGAAGTTAATTATGAGCAAGAAAGCACAGGCTCAGAAAAAACTGACAACGAGAATCCTTTTTAATTATTGAGGGGGCTTCGGCCCCCTTTTACATATGGAAGCGTATCAAAAATTCAAAGAAGTCTTTAGTGGGCTAACAAGAGCCCATGGAGTATTCTACAAAGGTGAAACAAAAGAGACAGGAAAAGTCGGTGGCAAAGCTTATATCATCAAAGAAGAAGTCACGGACAAACACTGGAGAGATCATGTGGAAGGTAACGATCCTTCTCTTGGCATTATTCCTATCCGTGATGATTCTACTTGTAGCTGGTCTTGTATTGATGTTGATGACTACTCTATAGATGTTCGTAAGACAATTGACAAATACACAAAATTAAATCTACCTATCATACCTTGCCGATCTAAGTCGGGAGGTTTTCATTTATTTATTTTCTTTGCAGAACCTGTACCTGCCAAAGATGCTATTAAAAAATTAACAGAGATTGCTTCTGTACTCGGTTTTGCAGACTGCGAGGTGTTTCCAAAGCAAGAAACTCTTAATGCCGAACGTGGAGACACAGGAAACTTTCTCAACCTACCTTACTTCAAGGGAGATCTGTCTGGAAGATACGCAATGGGAGGCTCAGGGCAAGCTTTGACCATGGAAGAGTTCTTCGATCTTGTTTCTCAGAAGGCTATCACACACGAACAGCTTAGAAACCTATCTGTAAAGCCCTTAAAACAGAAAAAGACCACATTTGATGGCCCTCCTTGCATAGAAATACTCCAAAACATGGGTATTTTCGAAGGATCGAGGGATGATGTGGTATTTCACTACTGCGTCTATGCCAAGAAGAAGTATGGACCAGGTGAGTGGCAAACTAAAGTCATGGAATTTAACACAGCGTACTGCAAACCACCAATGGGTTACGATCAAGTTAAGCTCAAGATAGATCAACACGAAAAAAAAGACTACGGCTACAAGTGCAAGGACGTACCGATGAGGTCTCACTGTGATAGTTCCAAGTGTCGTATCAGAAAGTTTGGTATTGGTCGTGATGATGTAGAGATGGACATAGCTAATCTTACAAAGCTAGAGTCCGATGAGTCTGTATGGCATCTCGATGTAGACGGATCACGGATCACGGTCACAACAGATGAGTTGATGGACCAGAGATTATTTAGAAAAAAAGTTTTAGAGACACATACAAGCTTACCTGTAGAAATGTCTAAGAGAGATTATGAGGCACGAATCAGAGAACTGCTAGAACAATGCGAGATAATAAAGATGCCTAAGGAAGTAACCAAAGAGGGTAGGTTCTATTCTCACTTGGAGGACTTCTTATACAATCAAGCTATTGCCGATGAGATAGAAGATGTCTTGAACCACTGTGTGTGGAAGAGTGAAGGTAAGATGTATTTTCAGTTATCAAGCTTGGAGAGATACTTACGTAAGATTCAGTTCAAAGAGTTCTCAACAACGCAAATGGGATCACTGATCAGGGACAAAGGCGGTGACTCAAAGCTTCATCGTGTCAACAAGAATACTACAAAGAATTTATTCTTTATACCTGACCCACGACCTCAAGTAGAAAACAAATTAAATGTACCTAAGGTAAAAGATGATGTCCCATTCTAAAATAAAAAAGATCTACGGACCACCGGGCACAGGTAAAACAACTTACTTACTTAATATTGTAGAGAAAGAATTAGAGAGTAGTCTAACACCAGAGGACATAGGCTTTGTGGCATACACTAAGAAAGCAGCAAGTGAAGCTATAAGTAGAGCATCACATAAATTTAAGCTTGATCAAAAAGATTTTAAATACTTTAGAACAATACACAGCTTGGCGTTTCAATGTCTAAGCTTATCTACAAACGATGTAATGAAACCGAAACACTACATGGAGGTATCAGATGCAATGAAAGTTGATCTGGCACCCAAAGATATACATGATGATGACGGAAATTTTATTCAACAAGATCCTTATTTAAAAATCATAGACCTGTCTCGTATCACAGGGGTAGGTTTGTATGACACCTTTTCAAAGTTTGGACACATTGTAGGTGGTTGGAGAAAGCTAGAACAGATTGCGGAGTATCTCAAAGAGTTCAAAAAAACTAGAAAATTATATGACTTTACTGATATGCTATTAGAGTTTAACCTCAAGCCTGAAATATGGCCAGAGATAGAGGTATTAATAGTTGACGAGGCGCAAGACCTATCGCTCGTCCAATGGCAAGTTATCACAAACCTTATATCGAAATGTAAAAGGGCATACATCGCTGGCGATGATGACCAAGCTATATTTAAATGGGCGGGTGCTGATGTTAATACATTTCAGTCTTATCCTGGCACTTCTGTTGTACTCAATAAATCCTATCGTATCCCCAAGTCCCACCACTTCGTGGCATCCAAGATCGTTAGAAATATTAAAGACCGAGTTGAAAAAGAATGGGAAGCTAAAGATGAAGAGGGCAAGGTTGTTACAGTCTATTCACATGAGGCAATACCCTACAAAGATAAAGAATGGCTCGTCCTTGCAAGGACTAAATACATACTTAATAAAGTTGAAAAGTTCTTCTTGGAACAGGGTTTCTACTACGCACGCTATGGACAAAGTAGCATAGCTGACAAACTAAAACACGCCATCGCATCTTGGAATAAAATATCAGAAGGTGAGAGCGTAGCTCTAGATGGTGTCAAAGCTATGTACGAGCACATGAGTTCAGGCTTAGGTGTCCAGCGTAACTTTAAAAACCTCAAAAACCTTGATGATAAAGAAAAGTTTGACTATGAGAAGCTGATGTTTAATCAAGGCTTGCTGATAGATAAGAACGCTACATGGTATCAAGCACTAGACAAGATACCCTATGGTAAGGTAATGTATATAAGGCAATTAATGAAGCGAGGAATCAATATTTGGCAAAAGCCTCAGATAGAAATTTCAACAATACATGGAGCAAAAGGTGGAGAAGCAGACAATGTTGTCTTGCTACTAGACCTATCTCGTAAATCAGAAGAAGCTTTGATTAACAATCCCGATGATGAACACAGAGTATTTTATGTTGGTGCAACACGTGCCAAGAAAGAGTTATGGCTTGTACGTTCAGAAACAGATCGTGAGTATTTAGAAGTTATTAGATGAGTTGTTTATCTTTTTTTATAGCAGTTAGTATGCACGTAGGATTACAGAATGATTATAATAGTTTACATCCACATGCACGATGTTCACTAGATAGTTTTATGTTTGGAACTTACTACAACAGTGAGAGAAATATTTCTAATTATATTGGCAAAGACTTCAATGGTTTAGAAATAGGTTTAGTTACAGGTTACGCTTACAATGTTGTACCGATGATAAGATATAAAAAAGATATTTGGTTTGTAGCACCAGCTTATGAAGTAGATGGTAATACAGGATTGACGATAGGGGTAGAGTTAGAACTATGAGAATTACATATCAAAACGGAAAATTATTTATCAGTTTAAGAAAAGACGAAGCAGAAAATGTTTATCAAAATATTGGTAAGCCTTCTGAAATAGATTTAGGAAACATAGTTGTGTTGCATGAAGACATAGCTAACGTTGTAAAAGAAAGATTAAAAGAAAACGATCAGTGGTGGAATAAGATTCCACATGGTCCAAGCATGGGAGACTGATGACAATACAAAATCCACTGTTTCAACCACCGAGTGAGTGGGTCTGTCCAGAGTATATTGATTACAAAGGACAAAGCCCTGTCGCTATAGATTTAGAAACTTACGATCCAGGAATCAAGGAACACGGGCCAGGTTGGGCTACAGGTAAAGGTAAAGTAGTGGGGGTTGCAATCGCATGGGATGGTTTCAAAGGATACTTTCCTATTGATCACGATGCACCAGGTAACTATGACAAGGGTGTTTTTATGAGACAGTTTCAAGACTTGTTAGATAGATGTCCTGAGATTGTTTGCCATAACGCTATGTATGATGTCGGCTGGATGAAACGTATGGGTATGAAGATTACTTCTAAGATTTGGGATACGATGCTCATGGCACCTATTCTTGATGAGAACAGAATGAGATACTCACTGAACGCACTAGCTAAAGATTATCTGGGCGAAAAGAAATCAGAAGGACTTTTGTATGAAGCAGCCAAAGAATGGGGTGTCGATGCAAAGAATGATATGTGGAGATTACCACCTATGTATGTAGGTCCTTACGCAGAGCAAGACGCAGAGCTTGCCTTAAAATTATATGATGTGTTTATGAGAGAGATACAAGCTCAAGACTTATCACACATCAACGAGTTAGAACACCAGGTCCTACCAGTCTTGATTGACATGAAGTGGCATGGTGTCAAAGTTGACATAGACCAAGCTGAACAAAGTAAGAAGAAACTCTTGGAAAGAGAACAAATCAATTTACAGAACATCAAGAATGAAACGGGTGTCTCTATAAATGTTTGGGAAGCTAAGTCTATATCTAAAATGTTCGATGCGTTAGATCTTCCATACGCACGAACCGAACTGACGGGTGCTCCTAAATTTGACAAACATTTCCTCCGTACTCATGGACATCCGTTGGTTCAAGCTATCGCAGAAGCAAGAGAATATAACAAAGCGAGAACTACTTTTATCGATACAATTTTAAAGCATGAAACTAGAGGAAGAATACATGCAGAGATAAACCAATTGCGAGGAGATGGTGGAGGCACAGTCACAGGTAGGCTGAGCTATAACACACCTAACCTACAACAAGTTCCCGCCTCTAAGGTTTTAGGGTCGATGATACGCTCGATCTTTAAACCTGAGGAGGGGAAGAAATGGGGTGCGTTCGACTACTCACAGCAAGAGCCACGACTTGTGGTTCACCTTGCCAGCCTAACCGCTGGCGGGTTGAAAGGGGCTGATGAATTTGTGGACGCATACCATGACAATCCCAACACAGACTTCCACACCATGGTATCTGAGATGGCTAAAATAGACCGTAAAAAGGCTAAAACAATCAACCTAGGGCTATTCTATGGCATGGGTAAGGGTAAACTATCAAGTGAGCTAGGTTTAACACCAGGTGAAGCTGAGGATCTTTTTGAGAAGTATCACAATCGTGTTCCTTTTGTAAAAGAAATGATTGAGAGAACTATGAAGAAGGCCGCCGATGTAGGACACGTGCGTACACTGTTAGGTCGCAAATGTCGATTTGATATGTGGGAACCATCACGCTACGGGGTCCACAAACCACTGCCCAGGGACGAAGCCGAAAGAGAACACGGCAAACAAATTAAGAGAGCATTTACTTACAAAGCTTTAAACAAAATTATACAGGGATCAGCCGCAGACATGACGAAGCAAGCTATGGTTGACTTACACAAAGAAGGTATCGTACCTCACATACAAGTCCATGATGAGCTTGATTGTTCATTTGAAAACGATAAAGAAAAAGATAGGATTATAGAGATCATGCAGAATGCAGTAAAACTAGAAGTACCTGTCAAGCTTGACTGTGAGGAAGGGCCATCATGGGGCGAGGCGAGCTAGATAAGAAGAAAGACGAAAAGGTCGAAGCCACGCTATGCCCAACTTGTTCTTTTGAACACGTAACAGTTCCTATGTTCAGAATAGAAACAGATCTTTTTCATTGTTTGTTATGTCAAAACTTTTATGAAAAGAGAGTTAATGGTAGAACTGTTTTTACTGTTATTGAAGACGGACCTGACGTTGAGTTCGAAGCAGACTTCAAAGTTTAACACACAAGAGTTGCAATAAAAACAAAACCAAAAATCATTTTTCTGTGTATAACAACATCATGGAAATCTTAAAGAGACTATCAAACTTTTTTACACTTGAGCCTAACGCTGATGCAGCTATTAAACAATGGCTACAAACTGAGTATAAAAAGGATTGGCATGGTGCTTACATTCAATTCAAAATGGATGGTACTCTTCCTAATCATGTAAGAAGAACTTTATAATAAATCTTCTAGCACACCTGTCTGCACACAATTAAAGTTTAATTTAATACTAGAATCACGACTGAGTAGGTCATCTCGTATAACAGTGTAGTATTGAGAACAATTTTCATAATTGTCATGTATGACCTCAGAAGCTAACTTGACACATTTCTGATCTACCCCCGCACCGATGCAAGCCCAACCTACTAACAAAAATTTTAACATTCAATCTCCTTGACTTTTATGTCTTAAGTCTTATATTATGGTAAGAAATTAGGACATGTCATATATTATATTTACATCAATAATATTAGTTACACTGATATTTTATTTTAGATGGTTTATGGCCACAGGTCTAATTCTTATTTTTATATTAAACTATTTAGGAGTTATTTAATGGATGCAACGAAATACAAATCTATCGCAATTAAAGTAGATGTTTATGGTAAAGCAAGACCGATGGCAGAAGCTGATTACTGCACAATGGGTGGATTTATTACAAAATTAATAGAACAAGAAGCAAAGAAAAGAGGAGGAAGAAATGAGCGTAGAAATATCAAATGATAAACTGTTCATATCACACTTACGTAAAGCAGTTAAGTACCTAAGAACAGACGAAGGTACGGACTTAGAAGAAACTGCAAGAGTTTTAAATAAGTTTGCTGATCTCAAGCAAGGCTACATGGATCTTGCCGAAGCAGAACATGAGAAGTTTGTAACACAGGCCAGAAAATATACTTGGTCTGATTATAAACATGACGCCGTTGAAGAAGCTGAAAGAGAAAGCAATTAACAAGTTCCGGCTGCGCCGATCCAGACCGGTTAAAGCAGATGTATAACCTTTTAGGTGAAAAGCTGTAAGTATTGATGCTTTTATCCTTTCGAGTGGTCAATCTTAGGTCGGCAACAAAGGAGAGAACATGAAATATAAACCTACACACGAACACATGGACGGCAGAGGCATGTCGGTGAGATACGCTGAAATGCGTGATAACAGAAGATCAGAGAGACGAAAAGCCGAGCAAATTATGGGTAAAAGTTATTTTACAAACCCGAACGAATCACTAGAATTAGATCATGGACATAAACATGATTACCGAAGACCTGGAGTCACTGATCTCCAGACGCATGGTTCTTGATCTTATCGAGAACGATAAAGACTATTTTAAAGATAAAAAACAGAAGGTAGAGGCTCTTCGAGCTTGCGCTGATATCTGGGGTCACGAATTAGTTGGTGATACTAAAGACTTACAAGAGGCTACACGCCGATTAATTATCCAAAAAATGAGTAAATTAAAGAATGGAAATGTGTTATCTTTCCCAAGATGATTAGAGATATTATAAAAGTTGTGGAAATATTTACAAAAGTCTCAGATCCTCCTGAAATGAAGGAGAGTCTAATGTATCGTGTGATCTATAGAGACGGCGGTAAAGATGAGTTCACGCACGAACAGTGGCATGAAATAGTGACCATGGGTAGTAAGGCTTTGCACAATAGTCAAAGCCCACAAACCGCATAGTTTAGTTACTTTTTTTCTACTAACTGAGCCTGTAAATAGGCTATGACGAGGTACGCTTCCTCGAGTTTTTTTTGTGTTTCTTCCATGAGAACCTCCTTTGATTGCATAAGTGCGTACCTACCACCTTATCAAAATCCGATTTAATAAGTCAATAAATCTTTGCTCTTGACATTTATTTTTGTTATGTTCCTAGTAGTACAAAGTTTATAAATCACGGAACACGGACCAAGGAGCAGAATTATGATCAACATTGTTAGAAAAGAAACAAGATTAAAACCAATCGGTAGAACACCTAAAGCAAGAGTAAGTGAAAGAGGGGATTCAATCGGTAGAGTAGGCAGAAGACCTTCCAAACCTAAAAGAACTCCTTTAGGAGGAATTGCTAGTGCTTCCAAAGGTATGGCAACAGGTGCTATGAAGAAAGCTGCTATGGAGTTAGCTAGAAGACGTAAACCTTCAGGTAGGCTCAGTAAAGACGATATGGATAGAGCTTTAGATATGATTAAAAGAAAAAAATTAAAAGGCAAAATTCAAGAAAGATTTGGAAAACCAGTTGGTAAGATGCCACCTAAACCTGGTAGAGCTAGGTTTATGAAAAAGTAAATGGCCTCATTCGCTGGACAACATAAAGATTATAAAGGGGGCTATAGTAATCGTCCCTCAGGCACAAGTAGTGCAGGATCTGGTTACACTCCTGGTGGAGATTCTTACAAAAACTATAGTCAAAACGATCAGCAAAAAATGTTTGATCAAGCAGGCGGTAAGAAAAACTTTCAAAATCAAGTTGCCAACATAGAACAGAAATATAAACGATCAGCAGATACTCAAAGATATTTAAATCAAACTAATCAATACAATCGATTTCAAAATAGAGGACAGGGTATTGCTCGCGATGCTCAAGGTAGACAGATATTATCTATGCAGTCTCCTTACATGACTGCGCAAGCACCTACTTTTGGTCAATTTATGGGTGACATGGGTCGTGGTGTTGGAAGTATTATGCAAGGCTTTGCAGAAAAAGGTACGCCGTTGATGAATATGGCTAAAGGGATATATGGTGGAATACAAGATTTTTTTGCACCTATGAATCCGATGCCTGCTATTAATACTGGTATTGAAAATTTACAGTCTGGGTTTGATGATTTTATGCAAAGTGGACGAAGTTTTAATATGATGCTCGGAGCACTGCCTCCCGAACAGCGTAGAATTTATGATCAAGCGATCTTGGTTCCTGGAACAACACGTGAGGACGCATTTCGACAGGCTCAAGGTTTATCACAAATGGCCATGGGTGGGATCGCTAATCTAAATTAGGCATGTCGACCTCGGCTATATCTGTAATCTTCTTTATCATTCCTCTAGGGACCGTGGTCCCCCGACCAAACGATTTAGTTAATGGAATCCAATCTGCAACAACAGTCACTGAATCACTTTCTTCTTTTAAAATTAACCCAAAACTCCAGACAAGGGGCGGAGGATCAAGGTCTTTGATGTCTTCTTGTTCGTACCAACCAGTCTGATGTTCAATAGTATCTTCCCAATCAATTCTAACCAATCGCATGTAAACCAATATATATATTATTCTACAGAAACTAAATCTAAAACCGCACAAAATGAGCTAAATCGGTTTACATATTTACAATGTAGTAAAAAGATATATATATCGCGGGTTCCCTCTGTAAATAAGTTGTTAAACGGTTGTAAACGAGCACTAACATATTTACACCATTTGGCGATAAATAAGGCTTTTTGGAGGGTAACTTACTAAAGTAAGGTAAAAAACATGCCAAAAAAAGCACAAAAAACACTCGAATTGACCCCAAAACAGGCACAATTTGTCAATATTTTCATCGAAAAGGGCACAATTCAGAGTGCAAAACAGTGTGCAATTGATGCAGGATACTCAGAAGGTATTGCTGTAGTGGTTGCAAGTAAACTGCAGAACCCAAAATACTACCCACATGTCGTTGACGAACTTGAAAGACGGCGTGCAGAATTAAATAGGAGATACTCCATTTCCTATAAAACTCACATACAAAAACTAGCTGAGCTACGAGATAGTGCAGAGGCTGCCGGTAATTACACTGGAGCTATTGCTGCCGAAAAGTATCGTGGCATGGTAGCTGGTTTGTATATAGACAGGAAAGAGATTATGCATGGAACTATTGATCAAATGACTGTCGGAGAGGTAGAGGACAAATTAATTGAACTTAGAAAGAAACTATCCATTCCTGGCGAGTTTGAGGTTATTGCACAAGACAGCGTGGAAGGGGAACCTAGCGGAGAACCTGGCGGTAACATTCTTGTTGAAGAAGGGGAATCTGATATTCAAGACAATACATGACACAGGTTGTGTTGACTTGATGACAATTGACAAGCGTGGACAGACGCATCTTTATGATGTCAAGTCTGTTTCTCGTTATCATTCGGGTAAGAAAAAAGGTATCAGAATTAGCAGGAGTAGAACTGCATATCAAAAAAAACTGGGGGTAGAACTACTGTTTGTTGACTTAGATAATAACAAATGTTGGATTACTGATCATGTCTGAAGAGAGAAATCTTTGGGCACAAATCAAACGCAACACTAAAGGTGTTGTATGGACTCGAATTGAGTCTAATACAGGACTGGGAATACCTGATTTGTTTGGCTTTTATAAGCGTCCATTTTGGGTAGAACTAAAGATAATAAAGAACAATCGTTTGAACTTTTCTGCGCATCAAATAGCGTGGATAAATCGACATTATTCTATTGGCTGTCCCGTGTTTGTACTTGCCAGAGACCCTCTTCCGAAGACGACCAAATTATTCTCAGGCTCCATTGTCCGTGACCCCAAGTCCATTGATACTAAGTCTCCACTGTGTTCCATCTCCACCGGTACCAGGTCTGGGAGCTGGGATCTCCTGCTGCACCTGCTGGGTGCCTGGACTCCTGACGTAAGCTCATCTGCCCGTCTCCATTAGCTCCATTCTTTTCGCCTTCACCCATTACACTACCTATTAGAACCATCCCGCAGCCAGACCAGGCAGGAGAGTTGGTTGACAGCTGGTATGTCTTGTGCTAACGATTAGGTCTTCCTTCTTTGTTTAAGTTAGCCAAACATAAACAAACGGCGACTCGGCAACGGGTCGCCATCAACTTTCCATTCTCCATCACCACCACACCTCTTACCCTAACCTTATACTAACCATCAGCGTGTCCCGGCAGGAG